GCTTCACGAATATCGACTTCGTTATCGAGTTTGTCGGCAAAGGGAACTTGAGGTTGTTCATCGTGGTGAGGAACTTGTCTTCCGGCAACTGGCTGCGGACAAAAAGGACAAACTTGCGGAAAGGGACGCTGTTTATCACATCAAGATTGGTGTCCGCATGGAGTTTTATCCAATCTTGATGCGCTATCGCTTTCTGTATCTCCGGCCGCTTACTCGGCTGAAGTACCTCCCTTTCTATTTCTGATTGTCCTAAAGCCATTTTCCGTCAGTTCCTTATTCTCGTCATCCGCTATGCGCCAACCCCCGTTGTTCGGCATCCTCAACAGCCTTTCAGCGTGTTCCACTCCGAAGACTTCGATGCGGTCGCCCACTTGCAGCCGCACCGTGGACACCTTTGCGCCCATTATGCGTTGGCAAGGTCGGTGAGTGGGTTGAACTCCGGTGTCACGATTTCAGCGTCATCGCTCCAGTTCGGCTTGAACGCGAATGAAAGGGCATTCTCATCCGGTGATTCAAGTCCCATGAGCTTGAGGTCTCCCACGAAGAGGTTGTCTATCGGAATCGGCATGTATGCGCCGGACGCGCTGCCCTTGATGGCCATGATTTGGCCGTCACCGTTCACGAGGTATACGCCCAAGGTCTCGCACATGAGGCTCTTGAGGGCCTTGATGACATCCTGCGTCACCTGCCGGAGCGAGAATGTCATGGTGACGGGGTTGCGCCCTATGGTCTTGGTCACGCCGCCTACAGTGTCGTTGCCGCCTCCATAGGTGATGGCATCTCCGCCATCGGAGGTAGGGGCTTCAACATAAGGGGTGATGACGGCCTTTGTGCCGTCATTCGCGGACATGAGGGGTGTCCATGACGCAAGTTTGGTAATCGCTGCGACTGAGGTGAACTGGTTCTTGGTAGTTCCGGACTTGAACACGCGCTGGAAGATAATCTTCTGCACCTGACCGAAGTCTGACGGGCAGGTGGAGTTCGGTACACTTGGCAAAGAAGTTCCGACCGGACAAGTACAAATGCTCATAACTTTTTCTTTTTTGTTAGTTTTCTTTTGCTGTCTACGGCTAACCCTTTGCCCAGATGACAATGCAAATATAAAACTTTTTCAACAAAACAAACACCATAACGTATTTTTATTCTTTTTTTTAGCCCCTACCTTTGTCGAAAAACATTGAAGACATGGAACTGCTGTTGACTATCCTTTATTACATCGTCGGCCTCGTGCTGACTTTCGCCTGCATAATATGGGAGGCATACAAAAAGTGCGAAAAAGACGGAAAAAATTTGCGGAAAAGAAAATAATTACTATCTTTGTGTTCGGGAAATGCGGAACGTTCCAGAAATATAACGCTCTTTCGGGAGTGCCAATAAGCCCTGGGAAAGTTCCGCTTCCCGGGACTTATTTTTTTATGTACATTAAGGTAGACATACAGCTTGCACAGAAGCATATCCGGAACAAGGACGCGTTTGACGCTTTCTGTTTGGCCGTGCTTTTCAAGGCCCGATATGGCAACTCCTTAATCTACAAGCACACCGCCCGGGAGATGAAATCCATCACCCATCTCGGGACGGACAAAATCAAACGGTGCATCAGAAACGGCTTCAAACTGAACCTCTACTCCGAAGAGCGCGGACGTATCCGTGTGCGGAAAGTGCATTTCGGGAACTACCGTTTCATCCGCATAAGGAAAGATTCCACGTTCAAGGAAATTGTGGCCGCCCTCCGCGAGGGGCTGATTCTCAATAGGGCAAGCCAAGCCCGGTTCGTCAAAGATATAATTGATAAGGCAAGCATTCCTGACAGGCCTCTCTCCAAGAAGGAGATGAAAGCCTATAAGGAGTGTCGCAGTTATGTGTACGGAGACAAAACCGGACTCGGGACTATGACGAAGAAGTCAATAGCGAAAATGGTCAGTATGTCGAAATCCTCCGCAGACAACATCATCCGGAGGATGAAGTCGAAACGGCTCATAACAGTCCGCCCGTGTATCGTCCCTTTGGAGGGGGGATACGCCTATGTCATCTTGAAAGACGGGGAAATATGGAAAAAGGCCGCTTTCCCTATCGAGCATGAGACAAATAATCGGGGAGAGCTGAAAGCTATACTCGCGGCTGTGCAGGAACTGCCGGAAAATTCTTCCGCCGACATCTGCTCCGACAGCCAATATGCCTTGGGTGTCCTCGGGAATAAAAATTGGACACCGAAAGCCAATCTCGACATCATAGACGACTTCAAGTATGTAGTCTTCGAGAAACGCATCAAAGTACATTTCACATGGGTGCGTGGCCATAGCGGCAACCAATGGAATGAAATGTGCGACAGGATGTGCGATGAAGTGGCAGGCATGGACTTGAACGCGGAATACAGGAAGAAAGAGAGGCCTATGGAGAAGCACCGCAAGCCGTTGAGGAAGTACGATGACTTGGAACTCGTTGGACTATACTATGCGGTGACGCGGGAAATGAGGAACAGGGGGATATGCACCGAGGAGAATGATAAGGATTAGCTAAATCAAGTCGATATGGTCAATGAAAAGGTTTTTGCGGCCAAAATAGCCGCTTTCTTCAACTCTCTAACCCCGGAGGAGGCCATTGCCCTGCGGAGGTTCACGATGTCGCGGAAATGGGCCGCGTTCTTCGAATCAAGGATAAACAACAAAAAGATAGAGTTATGAGCGAAATGAAAATCAGTCCCGAGGAACTCCAGAAGATGCTCAAGGGAAGCCGGAAGAAGATTCTGAAGTTGCATCTGCACCCCGAGCAGATAAAGCAGTCCATAAGGGATTTGGCCGAATGGGCGGATGAGGAGTATCTGAAGTCCCTTTTCGAGGACATAGGCGTGCTTGTGGAATGGGCTTTGGCGCGTCTGCCGCTGATTCCGCCACAGAAAAAGGACACGCCCTTGACGGACGTGCCCCGAGACACACAAGAAACACAAGAGAATCAATAATCCTGCACAAAGGTAACGAAATTCCGGAGAAAAGGGTATCTTTGTTGAACTTTTAGTTTCAGACATTACTTCTTTAGCGAAAAAGGGCTGCGGTGACGCACCCCTTTTTCAGTTCCTGCGGCTCACTCCACGTCTCTGATGGCCGTACGGGCGTGTGTTGCCCCCGGCTATCTCTTTCTCCCATACCATGGTGAGTGCATCGGCTGCGTCATCATGCGAATTGGCCTTGAACATCCGCACGAAGTGGTCTACTTGATTGAAGAACTTCTCCCACCGCGTCTCCCATCCCATCGGGAATACGATGCTTTGCATCACGCCGTTAGCACCGGATATGATTCGCGCCTCCTTGTTGCCGTGGGAGAAGAACGTCTCCACTTGGCAGCGCACTTTCTTGGCCACCTCGCGCGCGAACAGCTCTCCACCGTTATTGGATTCGATGTAGGCTTTCTGCACCCCGTTTGTTGACAGCTGCATGGGGAGCGTGGAAGATGTTATCTCCGTACCCTCTTGCGTGAACAGGATGTCCGTGACCAGTGCGTAGAGTATCGGCTCATAACGGTGCGTCTTCTCGTTGAACACCATGTTCGGCGACTTGTATATGTCGTAGCAGATGGAGCATAGGTAGTCCGTGCCCTTGTCGGCCACGTCCACGCACGCGCCGCGCCTTATGAACGTCCCGTAGTCGCTCTTCTGGACATACGTCTTGAACGTCCCGTACAGCTTGCTCTCCTCACTCATCGGATTGCCTTGGTACAGGCATTGGAACTGCACGGGGTCGAGGGCCTGCGCCTCAAGGAGTTGCGTCTTGGAATGCCTGCGCGGCCACAACACGTCCCCCTCGTGCCGGGGGTCGAACTCCGTTGGCTTCCCGACCTTGAACGCAGGGAAGTTGATGCGCACCCATGCGTTGCCCGGCACGTCCTCTATGTCCTGCCACGAGTTCGCCTCTATTATCTTCTCCCCGGACTTCTCTATACGCCCGATGATGTCATCCTCATGCCATCGCGTGAACACTATGATTTCCTGCGAATCGTTGTGGAGACGGGTGCGCACGACTGTGGTATACCACTTCCACGCCTGCTCACGTATGAGCACGGAATTGGCCTCATTGAAGTCCTTGTACACGTCATCGAGTATGGATATGTCCACGGCCTTGCCCGTGAGCGCTCCGCTGCGTCCTATGCCCCGGATGAATCCGTTATGCCCCACGGGTTCGCTCACCTCGGAGTTGCACTGGTACACGTTGTCCATCCTCACCTTGCCCGAGTTGAAGTAGGTGTCGGGGAACACGGCCTTGTATGCGAGGGAGTTCACTATCCTCTGCACGTCCCTGTTGAAGCTCTTCGCTTGGTCTGCGTTGTACGAGCCGATGATTATCTTGTCGTCGGGGTTCATCCCGAGCAGGAATGCCGGGAGAAGCCTTGAACTCGCTTCGGACTTGCCTATCTGCGGTTGGCAGGATATGATGAGTTTCTTTATCTTCTTGTGTGCGAAGCGGTCGAGAATCTCGTAATACACCTTGTGGAACTCCGTCATCTCCAGCTGCGGCTTCATGTAGCGCGCGAATGTCGGAAACCGCTGCGAGGCCACATACCGGACGAGGGCTTCCGGATTGGCCTTTATCTGATTCATCACTTCTTCTGTCATTGTGCTTCAATCTCTATGCGTTTGTTGTCTTGTAGCGTGTCTGCCACTCTCGCCAAGTCATCGAGGCTCGTATCCCCGAAGTTGTAGTTCACGATGGTCTGTTGTGGCACGTCATTGCCGTTGCGGATGCCGAGCAGGTCGAGACGCTGCCGTTGCAGGTGCAGGAGCGTTTCCAGATATGCCGGATTGCCGGCGAGGCCGCCCCTTTCCTCGTACATCTGGTCTATCTCCTCGGGGGTCATGCCGCGCTTGATGAGGGCGGCATACTCTATCGGGCGCGGCAGCTTGCTCTTCTCGAAGTTGCGCATCACGATAGCCTCTATCTCTTCCAGACGTGCCAACTCCTTTGCTATGAACGCGTCTATGTTGGCCATATTCTCGCGCTTCCACTCCACGAGCACGTCCTCTATGTCGTGCCACACTTGCACGTGGGAGAGCGAATATCCGTTCTTCGCGTTCAGTTCTTCGGCGATTTCCCGGTACGTCTTGCCCCTCGCCAGTTCGGAGACCGCGAACCACGCGTCTTTCTCCCTGTCCAGCATGTTCCTCTTCCGGAAGTTGCCTTTCGCCACCACAAGCTTGCTGCGGCAGGCCTTTTTCGGTACACTGTATCCCATATATCTGTCTTTTTGCGCAAAGATAACAAGAAACGGTTAACAAAAACATAAAATAAATTTGCAAATGTGGAAAAATATGCTTTACTTTGCACTCGGAAACACAAAAATGATTCATGTAATGCTATTTCAAGTAGAAAACACAGACCACGGCTATGTTGTCAGCGCATACGACCCCGTACGGCGTGACGGTTGGAAGCCGTTGCGTAACTTCGGGGACAGGCAGGGCGATGCTCGGGGATTCATGCTTTATGATGCTCCCTTTCTTCCATACGATAAGACGATGCTCTTGGCGAAAAATTACAATCCGAAAGTCAAATATATCAGAATCTGCCGGGACAGATACAATAGGCAACAGATAACGGAGCCGTGACGGTTCCCCGGGCAGGAATGGCCGCAGGGTGCGGCAAAGGATTAATTGCTTCTTTTCATAGCAATCCATTGGGCCGTAGGAGACCGCGATGGAGATTGGTTATAGTGTCATAGGAGTTCGACTCTCCGCCTGCCCACGATAGCGTCCACGAGGGCGACACTCAAGAATTTTGGCAAACAAGCGGCCCGTCCGGATGACGGGGACACGGCGTCAATCTGTATGCAAGCGGATGCCGGACAATCCTCCGGGGGTTCGATTCCCCCGTGGCCGCCCACCGCTGTGAAGCGCAATCGACATTGTAAGTATGTTATTAGTTGGCGGCCCGGAAAGACGGGCAGGGCGTTGCTGGCGCATTCGGGCAGGTTCGATTCCTGCCACGCCCACTGCGGCTGCGGCCTGCCACGCAGCCGGGGATACATAAAAGCCCGGCAGGGGGCAAAGCACACTATCATTCGTTGAGAAACGCCGGAGTGCTGCGTTGTTATATGTCTTCGGGATGAGGCAGGGTGATACCGCCTCATCTCACCAACCTCCGGAAACGGAGAGGGCCGTAGGAAGCCAAGCAAGATTGCGCTGTGAAGCGCGTGATGACCCGAACGCCGGATTTGCGGCAGTCAGTCATAAGGATTGCATCGTTTTGCATTATGTGGTTATTTGTGCAAAGGAGGGTTGAAGTCCCTCGCGGGTCACTGACACACAAACGTTTTTGTTATATGGAAAAGAGAATCAATGATTTGCATCTCTGCGAGAAGCTCGCAGGATGCCCGGAGGGGACGAAGCACTATTACATCTCGCCCAACGGCGCACGGAGCGGACTGACGGCGATGGAGCGGAAACTCGCCAGGATAGCGGACGATCTTGACGGCTGGGTGGTTTCGGAAGAAAGACTGAACAGTCTTGTGGAATGCCTGAAGCAGGACCAGGAATTCATGCTGAAAAAGAACCCGAGGCTTTCGCCGGTGGACATCCGGTTCTCGCAGGTGTCCACTGAGTACCCCGCATTCTTGCACATAGGACAGCACTGCATAGTTTGCCATCCCGTAAAGGGGTGGGACAAGGAGGACGGGGTATGATCTGTTTTGCGGTGATAATGCTCCTTGTGGCGGTGGCCACGGTGTCGGGCCTGTTGTGCTACAGTGCACGGGTGGACATCGACGAGAATAATGACGACAAAAAGAACAAACCATGAAACAATTCAGTTTAGAAGAATACCTAAAGAACCCCTCAAGGCAGGTAGTGACGAGAAATGGCCGTCCGGTGCGAATCCTTTGTACCGATAGGATTGATAAGGAAAATGGATACGTTATTGTTGGATTAGTACCCAATAGCGACACTGTCCCGTCTCAAGGTGTTTCCATATGGAAAGCGACCGGGGAATCAGTTATAACAAAGGCAAATGACCTTTTCTTCGCTCCCGTGAAGCAAGAAGGCTATGTCAATGTCTTCGACTTCGCCTCCTCGGGAGCGAGGACGGACGAATGCGTCTACGACACTTTTGAGGAAGCGGTCAGCTTCGCGAAAAAGAATCCAGATTCAAAGTACTACAAGGCCACGGTGAGAATCGAATGGGAGGAATAATCATGGAATACAAGGAATTTGCAAAAAGATTGTCGGACAAGATTGCGGAGCTGATCGTGTCCGAACTGGAAAAGGAAAATGTGAAAACGGACACCCGTCCGATCACGGAACGTGTGAAGACATTTGAAGACGCATGTGATGTTCTTGGACCGGAACATCCGCTTGTCATGTCATGGTTCAGGTTCGGATGTGATTCCGGACCAAAAGATGACAATCTGAATGCATATCTCAAGCTCCGCATCATCTGCGCCGCCCTGAATGAAGGCTGGGAACCGAAATTCACAAAAAATGAATGGCGTTACACTCCGTGGTTCAATCTGTTCACGGACAAGGAGATTGCGGACATGGACTGCGGCGAAGCGAGAAACATGCGGCTGATGCGTCTATCTGACAGATATCAAACAGAATATGCCGGATTCGGTTACAAACATCTGATTGGGGCACCGTCGAAGACGAATTCATATATCGGGGCCAGATTATGTCTGAAAAGTGATGAACTGGCCATCTATTGCGGAAAGCAGTTCATCGACATCTGGGCCGACTATCTCCTAATCAGAAAATGAAACCATGGAATACAGGAAAATATTTGAAATCATCCCGTGGTGCTGCCCATCGGGCCATCAGGGGAATTGCATCGGATGCGAGTATTTCCACGGGACGGAAGTTGATCCTTATGACAAGGAATATGTGGAGGTGATCTGCGGTCTGGATGACACCGCCGATGAAATGGAGTGAAAACAGAAACGGAAATGAAAATGATACCGGGAATAAGGAGAACGAAGGGAATTGAAAGGTCATACGGAAGATATGTCGCATATGATGACATTTTCATGACTTTCATGGAAGCATTGAGATACTGGATATGGAATATCTGGGCGGGACTTGGAATCGTATTTTATAAATTCAAAAGGAAATGAAAGAAACGGGAATAAGGAGAACATCGGGATGGGAGAGAGACTACGGGAGATATGTCGTTTTCGACAATGTGAATTTGACAGAGACATCGACCGGAAATCTTCTTTCTGCCCTGAAACTGTGGGTGAACAGACTGAAATCAAAAAATATTGAAAGATGTTGCAGGTGATTGCGGAAATCGTGGCATGGATCGCGACCGTGTTCAGGGGAGCGGGAATGCTGATGAAGAATGCGGATATGGTGAAATATCTGGTGAGCGCCGGAAATCTGGGATGGCTGGTCAACGGGGCGTTGATGGGAAATGTCCCGTTGATGGTCAGCAACGGATTCTGCCTGATGGTGATGATGTATGAAATAATAATGAAAAGGATAAGGAAATGAAGGAACAGACGGGATACAAATGCGACTTCTGCGGAAAGATGTCATCGAGCAGAAGCGCAATGATGAGACATGAACAGGCGTGCAGGAAGAATCCCGAAAATCTGTCGATGTGCACGAGATGCAGGTTCCTCAGGAGATATGAGGATTTCTCGTACGACTGGCATGGGAAACCGGTGAAGAAGACGGAGATGATCTGCACATCAACGGGGGACAGTCTTTATCACAACAGGGTGCTGAGATTCGCCAACAAGGACATCACATATGAAATAGTGAAGCATTCCGACAGAAAGATGCCGAACATCAACGAGGGATGCAGATATTTCAAACAGTATAATCCGGATGAGAAATGAGCAAGACCATAAAACATCAGGACATATACAATGTCCTGCATGGAAGAAAAGTTTCTTACAGAAAGAGAATGAAAATATTTAAATGGTTTGACAGAGTGAACTTCTGGGATCCCGACTTCAAGATAAACTACAGAAAGAGAAAGGACTGGAGACATGGCGGAATGTCCCGAATAAAGGCAAGGAGATACAAATGATTACATCAAGAGAGAGCAGAATAGGAATATTGAATGAAAACATCAATATCTGCAATGACAAGAATTTGAAACCAGAATTCCGGGGTGGACTGGTGTTTGGACCTACACATGTATCATGTGCGGAAAGTTTCATCAGGGAGGATGGTGATGAGTATGACAGATCGAGGGTCATATTCGAGCAAACCGACACTATAACATCCGCACTGAAATACAGAAGAAAAACAGGTGTTGACTTTCTCGTGTTCGCATCGTCCAGACACTATGGCGGTGGAGTGTGGAACGGATCAAAGGCACAGGAGGAAGACATTTTTCTCTGTACCGATCTCTGTATGGACCATAATAATGCACAGGAGAAATTCTATCCATTGAACGGATGTATGGCAATGGACTGCCATATCATCAGAGACTCAAATTTTGAAGTTCTGGAATATCCTGCCGATGCAAGGGCTTTCTTCTGTCCGGCACCAAATCTCAACTTGACAAATTCTGGTTATGACTTATGGACAAGGATGTGTACATTTTCTGATACGACTTTTGACTATGTGAAGGGAGAATGTCTGGTGATAGGTGCATGGGGATGTGGAGTGTTCAAAAACAATCCTGAAGAAGTTGCAGATATGTTCAGGAAATCAATGTCCATGTTTCTGGAAGACTACAGGAATGTGGTGGTGTCCATACCTGATGAGAACATGTTAAACATATTCAAGAAAAAATTATCATGAAACACAGTTCAATAATAACAGACATAAAAATATGGCATGAATCATATGATGATTACTGTCCGTTCTATCTCCATACAAGAAAGGGTGAGAAATATATGACATGGGAATGGGAATTCCTTGAACTTTTCAGGATGGAGAAGAAGAAACATATTGCGGATCAGGACATGTTCGCATGCAAATGGTGGTCGGAAGGAAGATTATATACGAACAATGAGTTAAAATTTGAGAATAACAAATATGAATACAGGAATGGAAAATTCATCAATCTGGCACATATAAAATTCTTGACCGGAGATGGAGAAACACATGTCTTATGGTTTCACAATGACAAGGACTGTTCAAGGGCATATGAATGGATGAACGGAATGTTGAAATCATATGGTCTCAAGGACATCAATGTCATCAAAAAATCCCTGAAGGATGAATTTGGTGCAATAGAATCATAAAGTTTGTTATTTTTTATGTGATGGAACACATTTATTTTATTATAAACAACTTCACAGGATCAAGATACGGATGCTGGAGTTCGATAGAATCGGCAGAATGTTACAGAAACATGCTCGATGACTGGATGAACTGGGATATAGGAATGGAAGAAAATTATTTTTGAAAATGAACAAACTGACGCTTGAGAACACAAGGATAGAGGATCACAAGATTTATGACACCGACGGAAACTTTGTGGGTGAGATACTGTATGAGTATATTCGCGGTTCACGTTTATACAATATAAATCTTGAAGGATTCGATTCTGATGGCAATCCGCTTTCGGATGAAGATCATGGCGGAGTCTATATAATGACCGACAACAGGAAGCTTGGTCTGGGACTCGACTACCAGAACGAGATAAAGGATGAGAAGAACGACAACTGCCTGTGGGAACTGGGCAGGTTTATGGAACTTGTCCTGACTTCCAACCCGACGGTTCTTGAAGCGTTGTTCGTTCCGGAAGACAGGGTGATATATGAGCATCCTGTGATGAAGGAACTGAGAAGTCACAGAAACGAGTTTGTCTCGAAGGCATGCTTCAAACCTTATTATATGTACTCCAAGAGTCAAATTTCCAAAGCCAGAGGACAAGACAAGAAGATTCACTGGGACATCGAGCAGATGAAGAGAAAGACCCCATTGGATTTCTGTTATACTTTCAAAGGTCAGGGATCCCAGCCCATATCCGACTGGCTTGACGAGAACGGTCTTGACCAGAGAAACTGCGGACTGGTGAATGTCCCGAGCATGCCCGACATGTACGGGGTGTATTATGACTGGGGACAGCACTTCAGGCTGGACGGAACTGTTGATATGATGGAATTCATGGACACCGACAGATATGAGAAGATGAGAAAATTTGTTTCCGGATTCTATTTCGACGGATATGCGGACGATTATGAACTTGAACTGTGGTATGAGAAGAATTCAACGCCGAAGGGAGGATATACAGGAATCATATCTCCCGATGAAGATTCAAATGCAATAAGGTTCTGTTCAGTCCCGGACAAGAATGAAAGACCGGTCTGTTTCATGTCGTACAACGCCAACGGATATGCGACACATTGCAGGAAATACAAGGAATATCTCGACTGGAAGAACCACAGGAACAAGGTGAGATATGAGTCTAATCTTGAAGGTGAAAAGTCCGGAAATCCGGATCTCATGTATGACTCCAAGAACATGATGCACTGTTTCAGGATGATTTCGATGGCGAAGGAGATCGCGGAAGGAAAGGGAATAATACTCGACAGGACAGGAATCGACAAAGATTTCCTTATGGATGTGAGAATGAGAAGGTACGGTTATTCCGAACTGATGAAGAGACTTGAAGAGATGTCAAGGGAAATGGACGAGGCCATACAGAACTCGGTGATCAGGGAGAACATTGATCCCGAATTCGTGAATAATCTTCTTTTGAATGCAAGAAAACAATGGAGGGAAACAAATGATTTATAAGTTCAACGACGGATACGGTGCGGTACTCTGCTCGCGGTGCGGGAAGATAGTGTATTCAGGAACATCTATTCCTGAAGTCATAAGAAAACGGATAAGGAACAGTGAGGATGTGTCAAGTCTCCCTGATGTCTATTGTCCGGAATGTTCAAATGAGATTGATCATATTTTATAAATGATTTCTCCAAATTTCTTCAAGAAAATTTGGAGAAATCATTTTTATATGTTATCTTTGCATCAACAAATAAAAACAACATCATTATGGACTACAAATTTTATATAGCAGAAAGACATGAGAATTACCTTATGGTTTCATATGACCCGAACATGTCAGATATGACCAGAATGGATATGGAAGATGTGAACAGAAATTATGTCATCGATGGAGACATCATAGTCCCGAACAAGAAGATGAGAAAAAAGATGGAAAAAATCTCGGTCATTATGAACCGTGCGGTGACGATATTCATTTTCTGCAACATTATGAAAGAAGGTGATGAAAGAAATGAGATGATGAAGGAACTTGACAAACAGGTGAAGAAGATCTCTATGATAACAGGAAAGTCTAATATGTTCACTATGAATACAATAAAGGAATATGCACTGGAACTGGCAAGAAACAATAAATAATGATATAAGCAAACAAACATTTATCATGGGAATTATTATTGTAATGACATTGTTCTTCATAGGGATAATGTTCTTTGACTTCTGGTATTGCAGGAAGATGGAGATAATGAAATACATAAGCATCGGCATAACCCTTGCCATATTGAAGACATCATTGCTGTTTCTTCTTCTTATGCCGAAACATGGAGTCATAGACCAGAAGGACTATCTGTCCGCATTGGGTGCGAAGACTTTCATAGAGACCGAGCAGATACTCACACAGGATGATCTGGACATGTTCAGGCTGTCCATAAGGGAGATAAATGCATATCACAGACAGAGAAAGGACATAAAGGACAGGCATGAACGATTCTGGGATGGACTGTTCTACAGCGAGAAGTCCCTTGAGAAGTATCCGGACATCTCCGTGAACAGCATGCGAATACACAAGGACATAGACAGCATATGCGAGTAGTGTTCCTTGACATAGACGGTGTCCTCAACTACACTAAATGGTATATCGATGACAGGAATCCTGGAAATCTTTACGGACAGGAGGGTGACATAGACCCACTGTGCATAGAAAGGGTGATGAAAATCTGCAATCTCACAAATGCGAAAGTTGTCGTGTCGTCGGACTGGAGAATAGACTGGAAAGGGACAAGAAAGAGACTTTCAAGAATGGGTCTGGATGAAAACTATGTGATCGACAAGACTCCGGAATTCATCTGGAACAACCTGTCGGATCCCGAATATCTTGAAGAAGACTGGGACAGGACATACAAATATACCAGAGGCGCGGAGATAGACGAATGGCTGAAACACAATGAAATTGAAAATTATGTGATCCTCGATGACAGGACAGACTTCACAAAGGAACAACATGGACATTTCGTTCATATCGATCCTTATGAGGGACTGACGGACGAGGATACGATAAAATCAATAGAAATATTGACAGGAAACATAAACATATAAATTAACATATCATGAGAAAAATTTTGAAATTCGACGACTTCGTGAACGAGTCATTGAGCATGGACATGAAAACAAACATCTACAACATATTCTTCATCATGTTGAGGATCATCGACAGGAAGGAGTCAAGATATCATCTCACCGGTGGTCCAATGATTGATGAAGACAAGCTTCCGGATGAGGACGATTTCCAGTTGTGGATGGACTATGTAGATTCAGAAGGAGACGACGGGAACATCAGGTTCAAGGTCATGGATGCCGGGAAGGAAGACATGGATGAAATCAGGGAGAAGTATCTCGACTATATTCCGGGGGTGGAATATGACGATGACGACTATTCCGTGTTCTCCATTACGGTCAGCAGCTTCATCAGGAACTATGATGACATAAAGGACTGTTTCGACTGGATGACACTATAAAATCTTCAAAATTCCAGAAAAATGTTTGGAAGTTTCATTTTTTCACATTATCTTTGCATCAACAAAAAAAAAAAGAAAAAGTTATGAAAGCTAAAGAACTTGCAGAAGTACTCATGGAACACCCAGAATTTGAGGTGGAACTCAAGTGTGACGATTTCGAGATCGGGTGCATACGGATAGATGACATCCTGTATTCGGGGATGGTGATAATGTTAGGCGGAGAAATATACGAAGACTGAACATCAAAAATATACAAAATCATGGGATCATCAAAGAAACAGATTATCAACTCCTTGGTGAAGGAGATGACGAAGACGGACAGGATTGAAATCACGGACATGGAAATCGATGGAGAACGGATAGACAGGTTGCAGATGGATGGTGGTGAGGCAGGACTGATGAACACCACGGTGGACTGGTTCTTCCCTCTGGATGTGTTGACCGTAAGCGAGCTGAAGATGGTCAAGACGGCGATGAACAAGGTGAAGAAATCAGGACTGTAATGGATGGCGAATAATGTTGGTTGTTTTTGACGGCGCGGTCTTCACGGGACAGATGCCGGGGGGAAGAAAATGTCGTGATGACATTTTCTTTTTTTTTTTTGAAAAAATTTGTTTGGAAGTTTGAAATTTTGTCCGTATCTTTGCATCAACAAATAAAAACAAGGACATCATGAAGAAAGTGGTTTATGTCAAGTCGTGTGACGGGAAAACAACAAAGACGGAAAAGGTCTGTGAGGATCTGGTCGATCTCATGAGAACATTCGATGAGTGTGTGGGGAGTTTCAGGGACTTCTGCAAGGAATATGGTGAATTTCAGGAGAAAGATCTCTCCGTCGCGGAAGGGCACGCACTGGGGATGGACTATAAGGTGATGATCATAAATGCATGACTTTTTTGAAGAAAAATTTGCATATATAAAATATTTGTCTTATCTTTGCATCAACAAACAAAAATGACACGGTTATGAAATTCAATGTTTTCGAGTATGCGGCGAAAGAGGAAAGACTCTTCGAGGCCAATGTGGAACAGACGGGATATAAAAGGATCACCACCTTCTATTCGGATCTTTCAATAGCGGAATGGTACGACAGGAAATCGGTAGAGGACACATACAGGAACATCTGCAAGATGTGGATCAATGACTACAAGTATTTCACGGAATTCGTTATGTGTCTTAACATCAAGTCATGGGAACACGACGCAAGGGGAAATGCCGGACTCTCCAGACTTTATTCGGATCTTTATTATCATGCAAGGGACTTATTCTATACCATCTATAATGGAAATGATAAGAAGGACAAGGAAGCGAGAGACTATTTTTTCAACACGACGGACTAAATAAAAATCATTATGAGAAAATTCAATGGAAACTACCACAAGATGAGGATGATCGAAGAGAAGTTCATCATCAATGAAGAACAGGGTATCGTCGTATGCAGACAGAAGTATGCGATTCTCCCCGACATCGACTGGAGACGGACGAACATCATCAGCTATGACATCGACGGCAAGATGATCGTCTCCACAGGAACGGCCAGATGTTCAAAGGATGACATGTTCGACGAGAAGACCGGACGGATGATAGCCCAGACGAGGGCGAGCATGAAGTCGTACAGGAAATACAGGAAATGGGCGTCGGCCTTGGTCGATGAAGCGGAAAGGATCCTGAACAGATGCTGGAATACGGTGTCTGCCGCGATGGACTTCTCCGAACACGACCGGAAAAAGATCGTGGAACTCATGAAATAAAACATTTTCCATATTTGACAATGAAACCTTCGAATGTATTCAAAAAATCGAAGGTTTCATTTTTTATTGTCGTCATATATAATCAGTATATGCCCTGTTTGTCATTTTAAGGGGTCATACGGACACGTCAAGATGAAAATGGTATAATCTCTCATCTTGATGGTTTGAGTTGAAAATAGACAGGTTTCTGTGAGTTTTATAGTTTTATTGTAATCATAACTGTCAATGACCTGCATGTTTTTGTCCAAATTTGTCCGGAGCATCATTTTATAACAAAAATGTTATATATATTGATAATCAATAAATTATAATTTTGTGAATTTTTTATAAACTATTGAATATCAAAGAATTACATAAAGTTGCTCAAAAGTGGCTCGTTTGTATATATTATATAATAATAAAA